AATATATTTTACAAAGTGAGGAAAATATACTATATGAGCAGACAGAAAGCGGGACAGCGGCTAAATAAAACAGACTTTTACCCTACACCGCCTTGGTGCTACGAGAACTTAGACATTGATTGGTCTATGTTCTCGTCTGCCCATGAGCCGTGTAGAGGTGATGGTAGAATACAATTCTTCTTGGAAGAGGAGCAAGGAATCCCTTGTACTTATTCGGAGATTATGGAGGATAAAGACTTCTTTGACTACACAGACAAAGTAGACCTAATACTCACGAACCCACCTTTTAGTCTGGCTAAGGAGTTTATAGATCACTCTATTACTCTTTCAAACACTTGTATAATGCTACTAAGACTAAACTATTTAGGTAGTATAACTAGACATCCTTGGTGGAAAGAAAATACTCCTACAGCCTTACACATCCTTAGTAAAAGACCTAGTTTTACAGGTAAAGGCACAGATGCTACTGAGTATGCTTGGTTTGTATGGGATAAAAGTGATAGATTAGATAAAGGTGTGTTTTTCGCAACACTGCCAACAAAAGAACAGAATGCCTTAGCAAAAGAGCTAGCTGAAGAAGTAGTTCTTGAACTTACCTAAAAATAATTCTTGACAGAAATGTTATTTCGCGATATAATATCATTTCAAATTTAAGGAAACCGATGGGCGACCGATTTTACCAACAGCAACTAGACAAGCTGGGCACATGCCCAGGAATGAAAACTAAAACAAGGAACCGCAGAATGGCGTGGGATGACGACAAGAAAGCACAAGCAGTAGAAATGTACGAAGCAGAGAACCCAACCTCCGAGAATTCAATGGAGATTGTAAAAGATATAGCTGATGAGTTAAATGAAAGCCCTAATGGGGTTCGCATGATTCTTAGCAAAGCTGGTGTCTATATCAAGAAAGCTCCAGCCGCAGCAGCCTCTGGTGGTAACGCTAAAGCCCCTAGTACAAGAGTATCTAAGCAAGACGCTCAGGACGCACTTGTAGAAGCTATTAGAGCCGCAGAGAAAGAAGTAGACATGGATATCGTATCCAAGTTGACTGGCAAAGCTGCACAGTACTTCACCACACTAATCACAGACTAGTATCACCCGCCCCTTCGGGGGCACTACCACCCTTTAGAGTATAGGAATGTAAAAGATTTTACCCACCTAAACCTAAGGAGTCTTAGTGAAAAAGGAAGAACTAGCCTCTCTTGTGACGGAGTATGGCGACGCTATCATTACTTATCGTAGTGAGAACTCAAAAAAACTAAAGTACAATGTTTGCACGTTGGACTTTAGTACGCCTTATATTCAGAGCAAGAAAAATAGAGCGAAAGAATCCAGCAGTACGTTACTACTGTTCTGTTGGGATACAGACTCATATCGTCTGTTGAAACCTTTTAATATCACAAGCGTAGTACCTTTATCATCCATCTTAAAGAATGACATATGATTGACTTAACAGAGCCTGTTGAGGTATATGAGCATGTAATTCATTATGATGAGGTGAAACAGGAGCAAGTTAGAGTCACTGTTAATACTTTTCGGGGGGTAGAATATCTACACGTTCGTAAGTACTACATGGACTTTACAGAGGAATGGAAGCCCACTCCGAAAGGAATAGCTTTCCCTCTTGACTTCAACAATTCTAAAGAGCTATTCCGCGCTTTAACAGAAATAATATCGTTAGCCGAGTCTCGCCAAATCATTGAAGAAAACTTCGGTGATCTCATTAGAGAGATTTATCCAGAGGAAGCCGCAACTACAAAATAATGGGTAAGTTGGCTCCCATTTTAAAGCCAGCACATTAGAGGTAGAACCTGATGAAAAGAGAAATAGAAACAGCAATCACATTGCTATCAAACATGGTCGTCGAGGACATTGAGTCGGCAGACGCTCTTCGCTTCACGCAAGCTGCGCTGAATTTAGCCCATGTCTTAGCAACGATTGGAAACATAAAAGAATAAGAGAGTAAGCCGCAAATAAATCTTGACTCTATGAGGATTCTCTAGTATAATATACTTTAATAAATGAGAGAAAGAACAAATGAGCGACATCGGTGAAGACTACCGCAACAAGATAGCAAAACTCTATTACGAAGAAGGCACTAGCCCTCTCGATGACTATGAGTGGGATCTTCTTGATGACAATCAGACTGTAGGGTACACCCCTAGAGAGAGTATTAGGCATCTCTATCCGTTGTACTCCCTACAGAAATCTTTTTCTATGGATGAAGTCACAGCCTGGATCGGAGATAACTATGTTATCGACACTGCCAAGCTTGACGGTGCAGCCGTTTCTCTTTTTTATAACAATGGAGTACTCGTTCGAGCTACTAGCCGTGGTGACGGTGTTAAAGGTGTTGATATAACTAATAACATCAAACACTTAGTTGCCAATGAAATCAGTCGTCAAACCTTGATGCAGATTGACGGAGAAGTAATAGCTCCCAGCAGTATACCTAATGCCAGAAACTATGCAGCAGGTGCATTGAATCTGAAGTCTGAAGAAGAGTTCAAGCAACGAGTACCTAATCTATCGTTTGTAGCCCATGATATGCGGCCTAGCACTGGATTTAGGTACTGGTCAGAAGTTATGCAGCACTGCTCAGAAGTGTTGGGGTTTCATACTGACCTTTACTTTGATTGTACTGACTACCCCACAGACGGTGTAGTCTTCAGAATAGATAGCCTAAAAGTATGGAATGAGTGCGGCTTTACTGCACATCACCCACGGGGTTCAATCGCTTTCAAAGAGCAGAAAGCCGGAGTAGCTACTACTCTATTGGATGTTGTGTGGCAGACTGGTAAGTCTGGAGTAGTTACTCCAGTAGCTCTCCTAGAGCCTGTCATGATAGGTGAAGCAAAAGTTTCCAGAGCTACGTTGCATAATATGGAATATATCAACGAGCTAGGGCTAGAACTTGGCTGCGAAGTCGAGGTCATACGCAGTGGTGAAATTATCCCTCGTATAGTACGACGACTTAACTAAAAATAGTTCTTGACAATAACGTCAAAATTCTATATAATATACTTTCAATTCAAGAGGAGTCCCAATGCAAGCGATACTAGCCCCCACTACTTGTGGTTCATGCGGTACTGTCCTTGTGTGGAGAAATGATTTACTATTCTGTAATGAGCCATACTGTCCTGCTCAGATTAGTAAACAGATAGAGCATTTTGCTAAGACCTTGAAGATCAAAGGGTTAGGCCCTAAGACTATAGAAAAGCTGCATCTTTCATCAATACATGAAATTTACTCGCTTGACTATGATCTTACTATGCTTGCCCTATCTTCTAAGCCTCTTACAGAGAAGCTACTCATTGAGATTGATAATAGTAAGAAAGCAACACTAAACCAATTACTACCCGCTTTCAGTATACCCTTAGTAGGAAAGACTGCAACAGAGAAATTGTCTGCAACTGTACTCAGTATCGCTGAGATTACACCAGACAAATGTCAAGAAGCAGGTCTGGGCGCTAAGACAACTGAAAGTTTGATGGATTGGTTAGAAGACGAGTGGCTCTTCGGTGATGTAGGAAAGCTACCGTTTTCTTTTGAGTTTGAGCAGAAAGCTCCACAACAGGAGGCACACGGTACAGTATGTATTAGTGGTAAACTGAAAAGTTTTCCTACTAAGAACGCTGCAACAGCCGCTCTCTGCTTACACGGTTATGATGTCAAAAGCAGCGTAACCAAGGATGTAACCATTCTAGTTAATGAGAGTGGCATAGAGAGTGCAAAAACAAAGAAAGCCAGAGACTCTGGCGTAACAATAGTAACCAATCTATTAAACTTTTTAGGAGAAGCAACCAATGGCAACACTGCCTAAGTGGACTGATGAGCGTACCGACACGCTTACTAATTTTGTCGGCGATGAGACACCTGTCTCTCAAGCCTCTGTAGCAGAAGCCGCAGAACAGCTTGAAACAACAACACGGTCAGTTTCTAGTAAACTGCGTAAAATGGGATTCGAAGTAGAGCTTGCCTCTGCGAAAGCCACACGCGCTTTCAGCGAGTCTCAAGAAGCTACTCTCTCGTCTTTTGTCTCTGACAACAGCGGCGAGTACACATACGCAGAGATCGCGTCTCACTTTGAAGACGGGGCGTTTAGTCCTAAGTCTATTCAAGGTAAGATTCTGTCTATGGAACTTACTGCCCATGTTAAAGCTGCTCCCAAAGTGGAGACTGTAAGGACTTATTCCCCAGCGGAAGAGAAGACCTTCGTATCTATGGTCAATGATGGCGCGTTTGTGGAAGCAATCGCAGAGTCTTTAGACCGTACTGTGAACAGTGTTCGAGGCAAGGCGCTTAGCCTTCTTCGTTCTGGCGAAATTGAGGCCATTCCCCGTCAGGAATTCACTAAAGGTTCAGCTAAGGATGATCCTTTGGCCGACCTCGGTGATGTATCTGACATGACAGTTGAGTCGATTGCAGAGCAAATCGGTAAGACTGCCAGAGGCGTCAAAACTATGTTGACTCGTCGTGGTCTGACAGCGTCAGATTATGATGGAGCTGCAAAGAAAGAGAAAGCTGCTTCCTAGTAAGTAGTTAAGTCTGTGTAGTCAGGGCAAGGGGTTGTTCTGACTACATTTTTTTCATTCGGGGGATTCATTGAATATAGCTAGTGCTTTTATAAAGCAAGTTTTGGATGCGCGAGACTTCGAGTCTTGGTCATCCGTGCGTAAGCACTACTTGCCTTCAGCCTATCACAGATTGTTTTCTGAGATAGACAAGCACTGTGAAAAATTCCATGAACTCCCTACGTTTGAAGACCTCAAGTTTGAACTAAGAGACGGTGCGACTAAGGAACTACTCTTCGCTGTTGACGCAGTGGAAGTAGATGCTGATGCGTACATGCTTCTTCAGTACCTAAAGAATGAGTACACTCAGAAAGAGATACTGAATTCACTTGAGGACTATGTTGACCACTCTATATCCTTTGAGGATGCAGAGGAGTCAGTAGCACACCTACATCAGATCGTTCTTGATATCGAAGAAAAAGTAGAGCTTCAAGAACCGCAAGAGAGTATGCAACGTATTCCCTTGTTCGAACCTGATGAGGAGTTAGGAAAGTACCTACCTCTCGGCTTAAATACCGATAATGACTACGAAATCTCGTTCTCCCCCCGAGACTTGATTCTTGTAGGCGGTCGCCGAGGGGCAGGGAAATCTATTACTTGTTCAAACATTGCTAATAATGTCTATGAATCTGGTAAGTCTGCAATCTATTTCACTATTGAGATGGACAGTCGAGCAATCCTTCAGAGGTGTTGTTCTATTGCAACTGAGATACCTTTCTCACGCCTACGCGCTAAAAATCTTAACGTAACGGAATGGGAGAAGGTTGCTAGTTGGTGGGCCGGCCGATATCAAGACAGTCAAGAGCGACTGGCAGAGTATCAAGAACACCGAAACTTTGAGCAGTTCCACGATAAACTAAAGTCTACTTGCGAGTTACACCCCACTCAACAGTTGGACGTGGTTTATGACCCCTCTCTTACTGTCTCTAAGATAAGAGCCGAGCTTGATAAGAAAGTCAAAAGTAAGATGGACGTTGGCGTAGTAATCGTCGACTATATCAATCAAGTTAAGCGGTCTAGTATGCCTTCTCGTGGAGGGCAGTATGACTGGACAGAACAAATAGAAGTTAGCAAGGCTTTGAAGAGTATGGCGCAGGAATTTGAAACCCCAATATTCTCGCCCTATCAGACAGACGCTAGCGGTGAAGCTCGATTCGCAAAAGGTATTCTTGATGCTGCTGATGCAGCGTACTCTATGGAACCTTGGAGCCAAGAAGATGGTTGTATGACGTTTACTTGCGTAAAGATGAGAGCAGCCGCTATGCGTTCTTTTACTTCTACAATGGACTGGGAGACTCTGAAGATTGGCCCTGAGTCAGCTTTGACTCCGACAGAGAAAGAGGATAACGACCAAAAAACTGGAGAAGACATAGACGATCTCTAAAATATATCTTGACAGTCACCTCAAAATCGAGTATAATATACTTTCAAATTCAACGGAGCTGTCATGCCAATAATTGAGGGAAGTATGAATCATACCTATAGTGGTCGTAGAAAAAAGCGTATTATCCGTAGTAAGAAAGCAAAAGTTCAATTCTTTCAGTTAGACAGAGACGAGCCGACTATTAGAGAAACTCCTAATTATCCGTCTGCTCCCATGACTCCGTATCGTCCAGCAAAGGACGAAACCTACAAGCAGGAAGTATCGGCAGGCTACACCATCGCACCCGCGTATAATAAAGGCGCATATCAAGTAATCAGTGCAGAGAGTGTAGAAGACATAGGTAGATAGATGATACTGGGGTTTCTGCTAGTCGTAATAATAGAAGGAACCCCTGCTGTAACCGAGGATATGTACTTCAACGATATAAATAGATGCAACTACTTTGCATATAAAGTACAGACGGGTAGCTTTAAGGATGATAAATATCCTTATTTGTACACCCAAAATATAATAACTGCTTATTGTCTACCTAAAATGGTAGAAGAGGACACCAAGTTCTGGGATTGATATAATGAAAACAATTATTGACAATGAGACAAAAATATCTATGCGTCTAATAGATAATGACTCTAGCGACACATTCAATACGTTTGGAATACCTGAAGGTTCCGCTACTTGGGTCGAAGATGTAGAGAGTCCCGAGAACT